GGGGGTCACTAAGAACAACAAATGCAACCAAGTTATGTGAGTAGTTGACAGAATCCCCCTGAGGGTTTATGATACTCTTGGGGGACACAGTTTGAGCAGTTAATTCGCGTTCTTATGTGTTAGCGCGTGATCGCGTTACCCCGTTTCAAAAAGCGCTAAGTCCCTAACCTACAACGAACCCAAATCGCGAACTAAATATCACGAAGATTAAAAAATTTCGCCCAGAAAAATTCCGAGTGCAGGGTCCGCTCAAAAAACCTGTTGTCTATATAACATTTGAGGATGATTGAAGAGTCTACAATGAAATTAGAACTCGACTTCTATGACAAGGAGGTCCTCGTAGATTGTATAGAATATCGTCTTCAGAACGACTTAGAGTTGATCACCAATGATTCACTCAGAGAAGAGATTGAAGACCTACTTACAATTATCGAAGATGACCTTGTATAAAATCTTAGTTGACGGTCACGTAGTTGCTGAGAATGTGACGAAGTGTGATTTACAACATAAGATCGAGATGGTCAGAGCGGCGTGCAATCTTGAATATGATCTAAGATTTTCCAAGGTTACTCACGAACTGATAAATAACCCAGAAGCCATTGCATGAATTGATTTGTGGTGGTAGAATAACAACATTGCAATTCTAAATTAATGTCTAAAGGATTTACAATTAAAGCGAAGGCTCCTGCTGTCAAAAAGAAAGAAGATGAGTTTGATCTTCAGGAAGCAAAACAGTTAGTCAAAGGAAAGAACATTGTGTTCTGTCTTCCTGGTCGTGGAGTCTCATACATCTATCTAAAGAATTTTGTATCACTTTGTTTTGATATTGTACAGAACGGTGGTAGCATTCAAATTTCTCAGGACTATTCGTCCATGGTTAACTTTGCACGGTGTAAAGTACTAGGTGCGAATGTTCTCCGTGGTCCAAAACAGATTCCTTGGGATGGTAAATTAAAGTATGATTATCAACTTTGGATTGACTCTGATATTGTTTTTCAAACCGAGTCTTTCTATCGTCTGTTAGCAATGGATAGAGATATTGCAGCAGGTTGGTATCTCACTGAAGATGGGAACACCTCTTCCGTTGCTCACTGGCTTGAAGAGGATGACTTCAAGAATAATGGTGGTGTAATGAACCATGAAACTGGTGAGACCATGAGCAAACGTCGCAAACCTTTTACAGTTGACTACACTGGTTTTGGATGGGTTCTGATTAAGAACGGCGTCTTTGAGAATTTGGAGTATCCTTGGTTTGCTCCGAAGATGCAAGTGTTTGACTCTGGTGAAGTTCAAGACATGTGCGGCGAGGACGTATCTTTCTGTCTTGATGCGAAAGAAGCGGGTTATGAGATCTGGTGTGATCCTCGTATCCGTGTGGGTCATGAGAAGACTCGTATTCTTTGATATAAAAATCGGCGCGTTCCGGCGCGTCCAAAACCCAAAAAAAATCGCAAAACGTATTCTAAGGTATTTTAATTATGGCAGTTAAGTCGAAAGTGGGTCTATCTGGTGTAAACTTTATACCTGGAAACCCGAAGAAGACTCGTCAAGGTAATTCACCGAACACGAAACTTTCAGCATCTTCGCGTAACAGTAAGAAGAAAGCATATCGCGGTCAGGGTCGTTGATGCTTGATAAGAATGTTGCTAGAGCAGCACCTGGACCAATGGCAGACTTCATGTACCCTGGTCAAGTAATTGACGAAACGGGACGTGAAGTCTTTGAGTCATTCACTGATAGAATCAAAGGCAAATACATTGCAGAAAAAGTTCTAGTAGAAAAACCAAGAACAAAGATTGCAATCTATGGTGATAGTTTTGCAGCAGTTGGTGAAAATTCACAATCAAATAGAATGTTAGATTGTGAAGGTGGGTCTTGGATTTACTTCTTAGCAAATATTCTAGAAGTTGAGTGTCACTCTTACGCAGTATCATGTTCTGGTGAGGGTGACATTTCTCATTATGTTCATAACACTTTAGATAAAGATGAATATGGTTATGTAATCATCTTTCATACTGATCCTACAAGACCATCTCAATATTGTGATGATGAGCATTCTTTTAAGAACTGCAAAAGAATGTTGAGTGAGTTACAAGACTACAGTGTTTTGCACATATATTGGGATGAATGTCATCAGTTCTTTAATTATTCTGATGGTAAGAACAAAGAAACTTTTATCTCAACTTACCATCTTACGAATCCAAACAATCCACCTGATTTTGTAAGCCCCTCTGATCCGTATGCAGAATATCCCCCAAATCCTTTAGATAATCGATATGGGCTTCGTTGCAATGGATTCAATCATATGAGTGAGAGAGGAAATCTGCGACTCGCTGTTGAGATTAGTAAAATTATCGATAAATACCTGTAATGTAACTTATAGGTGTATCATGGGAACAAAAGGACCAAATCCAGGAGATAATCCACCTGCAACTCCAGACGGAACTTTGGATGCAAAGTATGATGTTGCACAAAATGCCAAAGCACGTTCTCAAACCAAAAAGAATACTGCATCACCATTAGCAGCAGGCTGATCTAATGACAGAACGTGAATCTCATGGTTATGAATGGATAGAACAAGTTTCTAAAAAACATAAGGAACTTGGTGGTTTTGCCATTTGTCCCTATGCATCTGGATCAGATACTCTAGTTAAAGATACTCCAATTGATGATATCGTGCCCGAACCTGGGTATGATGTCATCCTTTTTATTGTCGAGGATTTTTGGAAACCCAAGAAAATTAGAAGGTGGGTTCAACTATACAATGAAAAATATCCACTCTATTGGTTTGTGGAAGATTTAGCATGTGAGAACACGTATATTAATGGAGTTAAGACAAATAATTCAAAACTCAATATAATTTTGTGTCAATCAAAGAGAAAGATTGCACAAGTGCGTAAGAAATTAGCAAAAACTGATTATTACAATTACTGGAGTGAAGAATATTTGGATGAAGTTTTAGGTGAAGATAAAAAATTAATACAAAAAGTCAAAAATCCATGTCCCTATGAGGCAAAAAAAGCATTAATCGACGAGTCACTGGAATACAAATCCCCTGAATAGTCTTATACATATATTAAGACCTCTTGATAACACCAAATGGCCTTAGGAATTAGGGACATAAACAATTCCTCTCTTAAATATAGGAAGACATCTCGCAGTTTTAAAGACATTAGTCTCACATTTGCGAAAAATCCTGTGACAAATGACATATTACCTGTCAAAAATGAGGATGCTATTAAGAAATCCGTAATGAATCTAGTGAAAACTAGAATCGGTGAACGGTTTTTCAACGATTTATTAGGCACTGACCTCGATAATACTTTATTTGAACTGGGATCGCCAGCCTTAGCTGCTAATTTGGAGTCTAGAATTGAAGTTTTATTAAGAAACTTTGAATCCAGAATTGATAATTTGAAGGTAGAAGTGACTTTTGAGGATGATTCTCATGAATTGTACTGTAAAGTTGAATATGATATCGTTGGATTATCTGCACCACTACAAGAAATCGAGTTTATCTTAGAACCCACTAGAATCTAATGTCCTTCAATCAGTTTACTAACTTAGATTTTAATGATCTAAGAACTCAAATTAAAGACTATCTTAGATCCAGTAGTGATTTTACTGATTTTGACTTTGAAGGATCTAACTTTTCAGTCTTAATTGACTTATTAGCATATAACTCGTACATCACTGCGTTCAATACGAACATGACAGTGAACGAGGTATTCCTTGATAGTGCAACATTGAGAGAAAATGTTGTTGCACTAGCGAGAAATATTGGTTATACCCCAAGATCTGTTCGTTCTGCACGAGCAAGAGTAGCTTTTAACATCATTTTGACAGATAGTACCGATGTTAGAACTGTTACTCTTAAAGCGGGACAGGTTGCACAGGGTGGTTTAACTGATACTTCATACATTTACTCGATTCCTGAAGATTTTACTACCTTGGTAGACAGTCAGGGTCAAGCTACCTTTGAAAATCTTGAAATTTATGAAGGAATTT